TTATTACGAGGGTAGGACAGGACTCCAAGATAATATTTTGTGGGGATTTTGACCAGACGGATTTGGTTAAGAGAAATGAAAAGAATGGTCTTCATGATTTCCTGAGAATTTTGATGGAGATGGAAGAATTTAATTGCCTAGAATTTACTATTGGTGATATAGTGCGGTCTGGGTTTGTGAGGAATTACATTATTAATAAAATGAAATTAGGGATAGGAGTTGAATAATGGATAAGTACCAACTAAGAGAGGAATTAGCAAATGATGAGGGTTGTAAATATGAAGTATACCATGACCATCTTGGTTATCCTACCTTTGGTATTGGGCATCTTATCACTGATGATGATCCTGAGTGTGGAGCCTCCGTTGGTACAGAAGTCAGTAGTGATCGAGTTCAAGAAGCATTCGATTCCGATATCGAATCCGTACTGTCAGACTGCGAACGATTATATGTCCAGTTTGAACATTTGCCCGAAGAAGTCCAATTGATCGTTGCTAATATGATGTTCAATATGGGGTATACTCGATTGAGTAAATTCAAAGGAATGAAACGTGGTGTAGATGCCAGAGATTGGGAATCAGCAGCAGATGAAATGGTCGATAGCAGATGGTACAAACAAGTAACCAATAGAGCAGATAGATTAGTGAAAAGGATGAGAAGTATATGATAAAGGTAGGATTTAAGCATGTATCAGTGGCATTACCACCACTTCAAACGAGAACAATAGACAGCAAACGATTTTATATTACTCCCGAAGGAGAAGAGTATCCATCTATAACTACAGTCTTATCTGGCAGAAGCAAGGAAGGATTGACAGAATGGAGAAAGAAAGTAGGGAATGAAGTTGCCAATTATGTTTCTGGTAAAGCAGCATCTAGAGGAACTAAAGTTCACCATATGTGTGAAGACTACCTCAATAATATGTCCACCAATTTTCCCTCAAAATGGGAGAAACATAAGAAGGATTTTCTGCCTTATTGTATATTTACTCAGTTACAAGAAAAAGTATTGTGTAATATAGATAACATATATGCACAAGAGGCAGGACTCTATAGTGATAAATATAAGGTAGCGGGGAGAGTAGATTGTATTGCGGAGTATAATGGTGTGCTATCAGCAATAGATTTCAAAACCTCAACCAAAGAACGTAAAGATGAATGGAACGAAAACTATTACATTCAAGGTTCTGCATATGCAGAAATGTTTGGAGAAAGAACAGGTATTGACATTTCCCAAATAGTAATCCTAGTAGTAACAGAAGACGGTACAGTACAAGAATTTGTGAAGAAGAAGTATGATTATTTGGATGCGTTAACAGAAACCGTTACGGATTGGAGAAACGAAAATGAAGTATCTAGCAATAGTGGCAATGTTTCTGTTGATGGGATGTCAGACAACTAACACAGTACCCCCCAAAGACACATCGCCTAAAGTAGAACCTAAAGTAGAAGAAACCCAAGAAAAGGCAGGACATCAGGGAAAAAAACCTAATGTACCTACAGTTATTAGTACAATGAAACCTCTTATGTGTGGTGATCCTAAAACAACATTGGAAGCTGTTACAAATATTGCAAAAGAAAGACCTCTTGCAATGTGGAAAGACGTACAAACTGGTTATAATGTGATTATGTTGTATAATAAAGAAACTCGGCAGTCTACAGTTTTAGAATATATTCCAGGTCCATACGTATGTTTTCTTTCAATGGGGAAAGACCTTCATATAGAGGGAATAGATTTTCCTCCTAAAAAACCTAAAAAAACAGGTATATCTGTCGAGAAGGGGTTGACAAAACCTCCTCAGTATGCTACTATAAATAGAATACAATTCGATGATGCGGATTGAAAAACGTACAGGACAGGGGTGCAAATCCCCTCACCTCCACCAAAAGGAGATTAATGTGGAAAAAGAACTACAGGGGCATGACAATGAAGAACCCCCTAGTCCAAGAGGTAAGTAAGTGGATGATAAGAGCATACATGGTATGGTCTATTTGTGCAGATGTGTTTCTCCTCAGTGGTGTAGTTTACCTAGTCTTTTTTTGATGGGGGTGAATTAGGATCGACTGGCGTGTAATAGAGAAGTGGAGAATTGTCGGATGACTCCGTTATTGGTCAAATTAGTAAACGCAAACGATAACTTTGCATATGAGGATTATGCTCTCGCAGCATAATCAGATCGGGGTTCGGGAGTACCTGGCAACAGAAACTCCCATTTCATCGGGGATCACTCCCTAATAAGTGCGTGTGGGGTCTATGGTTAATCCCACAACTTTATAAGGAATATAAATGAGTTTGAACACACCCAAAACCTTTACACTGGAAATTGAGAACATTGTAAAGGATAAAGATATTTCTCACATGGATGCAGTTTTATGGTATTGTGATAAAGAGGGAATAGAACCAGACACGGTTCATTCCCTTATTTCAAAAGGATTGAAAGAAAAGATTGAAGCAAATGCTAGAGAGTTGAACTTCCTACCAAGACAAGCACAATTGCCAATTTAGGAGTTAGTATGTTCGCAATATTTTTAATTCTGATACCAGTACTTTTTATGACAAGTAATAAAGAATTTTTTGATAAAGTTGTAATAGATAGAGCAAAAGGTGCAGAGTGGCATTATGTAGGAAAATCTCCTCTAGACCCAACAGCAAAATCTCTCCCTTTGCAATGTTGGACAAATGAAGAAGGTGGAGTGTCAGTGCCTTGCGGTGAACCTTACATATATTGGAAATTGAAGAAAGAGTAAATTTATGACATATGAGTTGAAAGTTCCAAATGGAACTTATAAATCGAACAGTTTATTTTGGTTGGTCGTTTTGGTATTACGACACAGATTAATGCATTTAATCAAAGATAGAAAATTTATGGACTAATGAACCCTGTTGACATATATCTTATGTATTGTGCTATGAAGGCACATTTCGGTAAGGGTAAATATGACTTTGTGCAGTATGAAGGTAAGACCAAGGTATCGAGGAATTCCTTTTACAAACGCAAGGACAGATATTTCTTTGCTCGACTCTCCAAAAAATATGACGATCCCAAAGAGATCCAAAATTGGTTGCTCTCAAATTTTGTCAAAGACAGAAAGGGATACATTGCTAACTTCACTGATGAGAACTATGATTCATGGAGACTCAAGAGAGAGGGTTTCTTTGATACGTTTGCTGTGGAGATGTATCCTTTAGTTAAAGAGTTCGAACCTCTATTTGAAGTTCATAGCAATACTCATCCAAAATTACTAAAAGAATATCTTGGGAAACGACTCTCCATCGAAACGATGATCGTACTCGAAGTATTGGTAGAATACTCTGAGAATTGGGATAAAAATTTGAGTGATGATATAGTTTGGCAGGACACTAAAAAATTGATGAAAGATTACAAAAGGTTCTTGACAATTGACCCAAAAAAGTATAAAATGAAACTATTGAAGTTAATAGAGGAGTTTTGATTAATGAACGTTACAGTACATCTAGATGGTGATCCCACAATTCGTGAAGAAGGATTTTATGAAGCAAAGGTTTCTGAACTGACTAAACAGGTTAAAGATTTACAATCTGTTCTTTCAGAAATGACTGTAGAAAATGAACAGTTAAAAGAACGAGTTAAGCAACTAGGAACACGTCCACCCCAATGGCCAAAGGGATATCGTCCTCGTAGACACAATCCTCGACAAGATAAGAAACACGGCAATTGGCAACCATCCGAAAGGTCTAATGGCAAGTTCTAACGAACAAATGGTGACACTGGTAGATCACATGGGTAGTGATTTATCAGTAGTCAATGCTGCAAGAGTTTCTTTTGCAAAAGCCCATGAAAAGTTTGATGAAGACAAAGATCCGAAACTTATCAATTATCTTGGTAAGCATGGGCATTGGACTCCTTTTGGGCATGGTAGTTTACAATACCATATTAAAGCCCCCGTGTTCGTTGCTCGTCAATTGGTCAAACATCAAGTGGGTTTAGTGTGGAATGAAGTATCAAGACGATACGTGGATATGGAACCAGAATTTTATGAACCCGATATTTGGAGAGGTTTACCACAAAATAAAAAGCAAGGTTCTTCTGATGAAGAGATAGACATCAATCCTCGTAATGATCTGGTGAATGATTATCAACAAGCATTAAGAAGTGCAAAATGGACATATGAGGAACTTCTCAGGAAGGGAGTATGTCCAGAACAAGCACGTATGGTTCTACCTCAAGCAATGATGACAGAATGGTACTGGAGTGGTACGTTAATGGCATTTTCTCGTGTTTGCAATCTACGATGTAAAGAAGACGCACAATTAGAAACACAAATGGTTGCAAAACAAATTGATGTGTTGGCAAAGGAAATATTTCCTTATAGTTGGAAGGCCTTACGAGATGACAATTAAAGAGTATAGTAATGAGTTTAATACAGTGACAGTTGAAAAAATAGTTGTATTAATGGAAGAAATTGCAGTTCTTGAGAGTAGATATGAAGATCATAACTCTGGTAATTTACGAACAGCAGTTAATGTATTGCGTAACAGGGTTAATGAATTGAAAGGAAAAATACATGATTAAAACATTTATGCTTCTGTTGGCATTTACAATAACAGGACCAGATGGAGAGACAAGAGATGAGAGAGTTCATGTGTTGTCCCGACATTTCGATACAAAACCAGAATGTATAAACTTTATAAATTCTTGGAGTGGTGTCATTAAGGATAGAGGACTTTCCACAGTAGAAGGTATGCTTGCAGAAGGATGGACAGTATCTTTAGATGAAATCGGTTGCAGACAAAATCCCTCTCAAACACAAGAAGCAGTATTAAAAATTAGTGCAGAGGAACAAAAGTAGTGTTAGATGCCTCTGTCAGAATGGATAGTTTTAATCCTATGTGGGTGCCACCGCATTTAGCAGGGACTTCTTTGATTGTAGGCAATGGAGAATCTAGATCATGGTTCAAACCTTGCCATCAAACTATTGCAAAAAATGGAGTTAATGTTTGGGGTTGTAATGCGATCTATCGTGACGGTGAAGTAGATTGTCTAGTGGCAACTGACCCTGCTATGCAACAAGAGATATATGACTCAGGTTATGCCTTTGAGCATATATGCTTTTTTGTGGATTGGCAACGACTTCCAAGGGATGTTGGAGAGACTTTTTTGATGGGGTTCGATATTCCTGACGAATTAGTTTTCTATTCAATAGGTGAGTCCCAACCACATAGTGAATGTGTAATTAGAGGTAAAGACCCTACTACAGTACAAGAGAAAGTCAAGGAAGCATTAG